GTTATCAAACTGCCGGTAGCTGAACTTAATAAGCTAGTCGTTCCGGCTTGAATCGCGGGAATGCCAATTCCAAAACTATTTGAAACGGCATTCGTTGCAGTTGCGGCAGTTGTTGCGGTAGTGGCATAGGTTGAATTAATTGAGGAAGTGACAACATACTTGTTTAACGGAATACCATTGATAACCAAACTACTGTTTATATCCGTGGTCAACGTGACCGTGTTGTAAACCGGAATCCAAACCATGTTGTAATAATAGAATGACATAATTATCAATGAGTATTGCAGAACGCACAGGCACCTTGACCGTCACTGCCACTTGTAACTAAATATTTTGGAACGACATACCATTGCATTGAACCACTGCACAAAATCAATGTTTGGTCAGGAGGAAGGCAAAAACCGTTATCAGGACAACCGGGAGCCCAGCCAATTCCCCACCAAGCATTTCCACAAGCCAAAGGTGCCCAAAGTACCATAATCCTTTTGTTGTTAATGCTCATGGTTACTTCAAACGTTTGCATACTTTGGCCGGGTATTCCGTAACCATACTGATAAGCGAAAGATGACGTTGGCCGCCAACCATTATAGTTTTCAATAATATCATGCAATGTTGACATTTGAGATGTGTTAAGTCCGCGACCAATCCAGCCAAGTCCCACTGTTGCATTTGCATTTAGTGCAAGACCGCCAATATTAACTGATGCAATATAAACATTTTCACTTGCTTGTGTAACATCTGCTGTAGTTGTTATCGGACTATAATTGTAAGTCTTGGAATATTGTTGAGTTGCGGAACCACTTCTTGAAACAATAATTGTTCCTGCTCCCTGAACTGCATTGCTAGCTGTGTAGAATGCTACCGATGGACTATTCGCCAAACCACCAGCTAAATTTCCAGCAGGTGGGCCGGAAGTATAACCACCAACACTTACTTGTAAATTGTCATTACCCATCGGATACGTTATGACATAAGGTTCTTGCAACCATTCAGCTAAAGATATATCGGTTGAACTGCCAATGTTGGCAGGATTGAAATTAGTATCGCCATAATTTCCATTCCACGGTGGTTTATTATAAATACTATTGTTGTTATGGACACCCCAATTGCCGTGTGCAGCGTTGGAACTGATATAAGGACCGTTCCAAGTTATATGGTATGAGTTATCATTTTTCAGACTATATGCGTTGATGTAGGCAGTATTGCCAGCGAACGGATAAAGCGCATAGCACAAATCCCACAACGAAGCCGATTTTAACCCTTTTACCAAATTATCCACAGCAAACCATACTGACATACTATTTGGATTATCACCAAGACCAGACGAACTTAAATATGTATTTGTAGCAGGGTCAAAGATACTGCTTGTATCCAAGTTCAGGGGACTAATGATAAATCCGCAACTATTGGTCAAGAAATTCGTAGCATGGTCAAGGTAATAACAACCGTTGGAACTGGTGCATAATGTCCCTGATACTGAACTGGTGAAATCTGAACCCGTAATGCAAACTTGAACCAATTGCCAATGGGTAATGTCTGCAATGTTTACAGAGCCAGAAATGGTTATGCTGTTTGTGAAATTATTTGTGCCACTTGAACCGCCGCCAGTTCCACCACCGTCGCCACCATTCATTGCGTATGACGCCGTAACCGCATAACTGGATGAAACCGCACTTCCACTATTTGCTTCAATCAGGTTTTCAAGGTAGTAGAAATTACTGTTTACCTTTGACCAAGCCGAATAGGGCAAATCGCCTATTACGTTGTTTGTGTCAATTCGTGAATATGAAATCGGTGTCATAATGTTGTTTTTATGGTGAAGTCGTCCAAATCAGATTACCACCTGATGTGTGTGGATAAAAGGTGTCGCCTTCTTGGGTCACAATCGGACCATGCCATGCTCCATTGGAATCTATCCTTGATAAAACATTAGTGTCAGAATCCATTACTTCCAATGCGTCATTTGATTGACCACCAATCATCCTTATTGCTAAACTGACATTATCACTTGCTATATTTACAATTTCAGTAGAAGCAATCGGGACAGGTGTATTTGACATGAAACCATTTACCAACTGAATATTTGTTCCGCAGAATTGTGCCCTATCCCATTGATGGTCGTTTGCGTAGGTTCCGCCCATCCAAATAACATTATCACTACCGGCATTATTTACATGCGTTTGAATGTATGTTGCTTGTTGTGAATCGGTCCAACCAGCCGTTTCTGTTGGAACAATCCGCAATTGTGCTGATAAACCGTTGGATGCGACACTTCTTAAAATGAGATTACCATTATTATCATAAATGGTAGGAGCGTTGCCGTTGTCTGTTGAAATTAATATGGAGTGCAAACAACAAATATTCCCGTTTACGGCGATACTACTTCCACTTTGGTAAATTAGACTGGATGAAATGTATGAAGCACTAATGGCACTTTTAACGTAAGAAGCCGTATTTGCCCATGAAGCCGTTATGTCAGCAGAGCCATAAAACGAAATTGAACCACTGGTTACAGTATGAGTGACCGAAGCTGAAGTTGTGTTGATGTAGGACAACGACATATATTAATTGTTCCATTTTTTTAGGTATTCAATTGCACTGTTTAACGATTGAATGTTCTCATTAAATATTCCGATACCCCGATTACAATAATTACAAAGCAAACCGCGAACCTGATTTGAAGAATGATTATGGTCAACTGATAGCGCCTTATTACATTCACTTTGATGTTTTCCACATATTGAACAACACCCGTTCTGTTTATCAAATATTTTATTATATTGTTCTAATGTCATCCCATAGAGTAGTTGTAATGAACGCTTTCTATAATATTCTTTGTTATGCTGGCTTGTATTACGATAACGTTTTAGAATTGCGTTTTGTTGTTCAGGGTGTTTCTTACGCCATCTATAAATATATTTCTTAGCACGTTCATAATAACACTTCTTACATACTCCTATTCGTCCAACCTTATCATGTTTAAGTTTGTATTTCGGAAATTCTGTTTCCTCTTTTCTCTCATTACAATGTTTACAACATTTTACCATGTTAATAAATATATTAGATGTTATTTAAACACGCGGTAATTTCGTCATATTGAAATTTTGCCATTGGAAATTGAACCGCAGTTGCAGCCGAGCCGCCATACACATCTTCGCCAAATCCTATGTCACCATAATTAGCTTGTGGATAAAAAAAGAAATTTATGAATGAATTACAGAATTGATAGCCCATCGGTGCAAAATTTGTCAGATAGTTTATATCCATGTTTATGTAATAGCTTATGAAGCCATAACGGGTGTTTTGCCAAATCGGTTGCCAGTTGGCCCAAGCTTCAAGAATGACAGGTGTATCCGATTGCCAGACCAAAGAATTACCATGAGCAACCGCCCAAAAGACTTCAATATCTCCTGTATCTCTTGAACCACTTGGAATTGTAATTGTGTAAGGTCGGCCAGAACCGCCTGCACCTTCACTGCCGCCGGATTCGCCAGCTCCTTGACCTGAACCACCTGCCCCAATACTTGAATTGTCCGAATAGAACGGAGCAAACTGCCACGTTCCGTCATACTGTAATTTGTTCTGGCCTATTGCTACATTGATTTGTGGCCCACTTGAAGGAGTAATTGAAATACCGGAACTGTTTATTACCGGCAGTCTTGTAGCACGAATCTTGAAAATGACGTAACCCTGTTGTGGAACAGGTTTCAATCCAACGAAAGTTGGATAATTGCTGGGGAACGTATAGAACTGCGTGAATCCCGGCGGTATGTCTGCAATCACGTTTGAAAAGCATTCATGGGTCGTCGGGTTGAAACTTAATTCGCGTGGAACAACTCCCGTATCAATTTCAGTCAGTATATCAAAATAAACCGAATCTGTGTTGTTGTTTTGAATTGCATAATTGAAACCACCATTCCGAATTGTATCTAAATATCCGACCCCGCCATTATTTGGAATCCTAACCTGTTTGTTTGTTGTTTTGAAATTATAGGTGCTCGGGTCACTTGGATTTGGAAATCCGGTGTTACTGACATAAATAGACATGGTAAGATTAGACGGCAATGGCCCGCCGTCATATATCTTTACGCCTCCATTCAAAGACGAAGATTGTCTTAGATTTATTTTAACCGAAGTCACGTTGCCGGGAACTGATATGGAATAATAAGCTTGGGAACCACTTGAAAGAACTTGGCCCGTATAAAGACCTAAGTTTTGATTTGGATTGCCCCATGTTCCCCATGTTAAAGGCATCTGTGAACCCGTATTCATTACCAACCATTGTGCAGGCTGTGGTTGCATTGACTGACGTATCAGATTGTACCTTGGCAAGCCTGTATCATGTATGTAAGGAGTTGAACCACTGACAGAACTTGTGAATACCTGCGAACCTGAAATATAAAGTGTAAATTGAACTGTTCCCTCTTGTAACAAGGCTTGTTGCCTCATTGAACTTGCATAGATTGGACTATTGTTGTCATAAGAATAATCAGGTGGATTATCCACCATATTATATGATTGTGTTCCAATGGTAATAATCGGCTCATTAACTACATAAGGTATATTTTCTGAAACTGCAATTGGCGTTGAGTGAAACAAATCCCCGTAAACCTGACCAACATAATTAGGCAGGTCTTGGTCAATAAAAACGTTGTTACCACCAACCGGCAATGAGTTGGCAAGCCAACATCCTTTTACTGTCGGGTCACTTATTTGCCAAAAGGCTCCACCATAAACATTATTGACAATGAAATCAGAATTACCACTTGGCATATCCTGACTATTGATAAGCATACAAGTTGAAGTCGGGTGAATAGCTTCAATCGGTACGGATTGGGCATTGCTTGAATAAATTAATCTGTGCGTGGTAAACGGCCCACCAGCAAAAGAATAACCAGCCGGAGCACCACTTGCAGTAAATTGAAGTATCCCCGCTTCATTTGTTCCAACCGATTTGCTAATATGGGCAACCAAAGCATATTGTGTATGGTTGGTTGAAGCTACCGTTGTCCAAGTTATGCCGGTTGATGGTGTCGCAGACACCGTTCCAAATGAGCTTACCAACGGTGCAGGACCATTTGTTGGCCCATTCAATAACCACCATGCAACACCCGTCCAATTGCCTGCAACCGAAGCCGAATAATCCAGTTCCGCCATATTCGCCAATGTTCCCCAGCCAACGTCAACACGCCTGCCTTGACTTAGAGTAAGCCCGTCCAAGGCGTCATTAAGTGAATAAACAAACTTTACATTTTTGTAGCAGGTGAATGAATTACTACTACCAAGATAAGACATACCGCCAAGACTTCCATAAAGTTCCCCCTGTCCACTTAAATTCAACATTGGAAATATCGGGTAGTAGTAAAATACTGTGTAAACATCGGTGTCCAAATAGCCGGGTCCATTCTCAATTGGAAAAACATCCGGGTCATTCACACCAACGCACCACGGCCCGGATAAAATATTACTATCACTGTTGAAAAGGTAATCAGCACCAAGTCCGATATTGTGCATCAAGTTGTGGTAATCAGCCTTTATCCTGTTCAACGTGGTATTCCAAGACATAGGATTGTGTTGCGTGTACGGTTGCGGCCAAGACGCATCTGAATAGGCATTGTTTGAAACATCAATGTAAGCCTTTGCACCGTTGTTTACATAAGGGAAGATATACTTTTCAACAATGTAACCGTCTGCACCACCGGCTGGTGCATCCCAAGACCAATTTATCAAGAAAGTATCCGGTGTTGTATCGGAAGTAGCAACGCCTTTGGCCGGGGTCAGACAATAACAACGTTTGCCGCCAACAACTTTGTAAGGATAAACATTTACATAAAGCGTGTATGAATAGCTTAATGGATATGCACCGGAATTGTAACTTCCAGCATTATAAACAAATGAACCGATTACGTTAGATGCAGGTAACGTATTATTCGGATAAGTCGGGAATTCGTAAGCTGGTTGAGTCTGTTTTGTCGGATTGAAATAATCATAATCATATTCGTGCATTGACCACGAATTGGTCAGCACCGCGGCATTTACGATTGGCAACAATGTTGAATTGGCAAGTGAAGCCAAGTTGTCCATGTCGGCTTGTGTTATAGAGTTGCCAGAAATAACACTCATATACAATACCCCCGATATTTTGTTATCATTTTATTATTATTATAAGCAAGTACACGTTTGAATTCTACCAATGGTTCGCCGATTTCTTCAAAGTGTTGAATTATGTTTCGTTGACGTATTTTATCTCTTTTACTTTGCCCAAAACACTTATGATAATCTGTATCATATTCTATCCAAATGTGTTTGTCTGAATCATATCCATCTGCGTCATATCCAATATCAAAAAACCGTTTGGGTTTATATTTACTATTTGTCTCTTTGTTATATTTATCAAACCATTCAACTGCACCCTTATCTATACAACAGGGAATTCCATTTTTTTCAAGTCGCTTTAATACTCCAATTCTTATTTTCCTTTTAACATCTTCCGTTCTACATTTTCCATATAGATAACATTTATTACCCCTTAGTGATTTAGATATTCTTTCTTTGTGTGACTCTGAACATTTGTGGCCCAATGTATATTTATTACCAATTAATGATTCAGAAATGTTTCTTTTCCATTCCTTTGAAAACCTTTTACCAATGTTTGGTTTTACATTTCTCATATAGTTATAACCATGTTCCAAGTTGTCCCATAGGAAGTTGAATCCAGTATCCATTGCCCGTCCAAGGTGGCTGACCACTAAATGGAGTAAGTGATATTGCAACGTAAGTACCTGCATTGCTACCAAATGAAATGATTGATTGATTGAACTGGTTGTATGTTCTGGTAGGGTCATATTCACCAACAAAAGGAATGACTGCACCAGCACCGGCAGCCGCTTGTTGATTCGGTTTCTTTACAACGGTTAAACTTGTTCCGTATGAAGTTTGGGTAACAAGAATATCAGATGAAGATTTTAATGTATTACGTTTGCACCAATCCAGCAACTTGTTCCAAGCACGTCTGAAACTGGTGTCTGCGGGAGAAACAGAATGTGGTAGATAATTATCCATAATAAATAATTAAATTATTATAACCGTGTTCCATAAATATTTTGTGGCCAAAGTCCCGAAACAAAATCTTGGTCAACAGTTATTGTAAGTCCATTTGTGTCAAAAACAGGTGGTTGTTTTATCCAACCAAAAAGATAGGGAATACTGACGCCGTAATCCGTCAATGTCTGGTCCGTGCCTGTACTCATTATTGCCACAATATTTGATGGTATGCCAATTGCAGTAGTTAAAGTTGATACGGAATAAATACGACCAACATTGCTTGTATAACTTGTAAGATTGTAGTTACTCGGCATTGTTATTGACTTATGCAAAACGGGATTCCTTATCGGGATGGTTTTAAATCCCCGTGTGAACATTGACCAAACCACCGCACTTGCACTATTTGCAACATTGGTATTAAAACAACTTGCTGTTTCATTATACTTCGGTGGATTGGTAAAATCGTATTCAAGTGCCTGAATTGACGCGGTGGTTAGTTGACCAATCCACGCAATCTGGCTACTATTACAATGAAGGATTTCTTTGTCTGTTATATCATATTTTAAGTTCCATTTGACAGTAGCAAAACTTCCGCTTGCACCTTGGGTTATGGGTGTAACACCGTCACCACCCATTTCACAATTTAGGGTTGCGGTCATTTCCCACGGATTGCCCTCTTTAATATTTACATCCCAACCAGCACCGTAATAAATTGACGCACTTGCAAAAACTATTGATGACGATGGACTAGAAAATGTATGCGTGGTAGTAGGATACTTATTCTGTTTCCAATCATACACCCTTGGGCCATAGCCACCTGTTCCGATATAATCATTCATATAATTTTAATATTATTCATAGTCGCCAGAATCGCCATTATTGTTGCCTGTATCTTCTGTATTTGTTGCAACGGTCTTTAACAACTCTGTTTGTTTTTGAGCCTCTGATAATTGGTTTTTTGCTACATCCAAAGCACTTGTAACATTTCCTATATTCCTGAAAGATGCACCAAACATATTGCCCGATTGAGTAAGTGAATCTGAATATACTTTCATTCCCTTTGACCCCTTTTCTTTTACAGGGATAACGGCTGAATCGCCTTCTGGTTTATTGCTTTGTCTAGCTGCCGCACGTTGAGCCATTAATGAAGTTTTCTGTTTGTTAATATCCATAAACCCCTTGTCCATATCTTTAATAAAACCAGTACCCGAAGTTTCAAGAGCCTTGCCTATGTCACTATTTGCAAAATCGCTTACTGCACCTGACACAACTCCTTTTATTCCGCCTTTGTTATAATTATCAACTACTTTACTTGCTCCTTTGGCTGCGGCCACGATTGCGTCTTTGGTTCCTTTGATTGGATGTTTAACAAACTCAATAATGTCGCCTATCTTCTTCTTTACTATGTCAAACATATTTATCCATAATAGAAACAGGTTCTTTAGGTAAGCATTAACGATTAACAATCCTTCCTGAAATCCTTCCAATGCCTGACTAATCCACGGTGCAATGGTTGCCATCAACATATTACCCATTACCGCCATTTCATCCTTTGCTTGAATCATGTTGGCAATGTCCTTATCTTCCATGATTGCACCCCTGCCTTTAAGTTCAGCCACCTTTGCACCAAAGTTTTGTAATGAGTCACCAATTGCAATCAAGTCACCACTTGCACCTTTTAATCCCAAACTCTGCAAGGCTACTCCTTCCGTTCCGGTTGAACCGTGTGCCCCTGCACTGGCAAGTTTGGCTGCCATACCAATTTTGTTACTTGGTTTTGATAATTCACCTGTATCAATTCCCAAAACTTTGAATGCAGCCAGTGCTTTTGCATTTCCACCCAAGGCTTTTGACCTAGCCATTTCTATCTTTTTAAACGCAGTCTCTACTGTTTCAAGGCTTGACCCTGCTTCCCTTGCGACAATGCCCAAGGCTTGGGTTTCTTCGGTGGTTATTTTCATTCGCAAGGATGCCTTGTCTATCGTATCGGCATAATCCATTGTCTTTGATATAATGGAAGTAACAGCACCCACAGTAAATGCACCAGCTACCATTCCCTTCAATCCTTGAAGGTTACTTCTTACACCTTTTATAGCCGTATCAAACCCTGATTTGTCGGCTGTAAGAATCACACGAACGCGAGAGGACATATTAATTTAACTCTCCTTTCAATACATCAATCATTCCATCTTCACCCATTCCAGTTTCGTTAATACGGATAAATCCTTTAAGTGGTTTGCCAATTATTTTATAATAATTGATAATATTGTTTTGTCTTATTAAATCTTTTTTAATGCTATTTGGACGTAAATGAATTGGTGTATCAAATTCAAATACAATATGTCTAATAGGGTCATATCCATCTACAAAGTATCCTAGTGTGTCAACATATACGTTTGGATGAACTATGTTATATCCCATTTTATTAAGTTGATTAAAATATTCCGTTGCACCTTTATCAATACCCGGAGCATATCCTAATGATAATATTCTATTGGCTACACTAATCCTAATTTTGTTCTTTGTTTCTGCACTCTGTCTTTTACCCTTTAACCAACACGGTTTACCCATACACGATTTAGATATTTGTTTTCTTTGATGGTCTGTATGTTTGTGTCCCTTATGGGACAGAGACATTTTCTTTATAGAAATATCAGAGTGTTTTTTGCCCAACATAGGATGAAGATTATCATTCCACATATTTATTCCTTTATTCCAAGCAACTTGTAAACCTTTCTTGTCTTTATTCCAAGGTGTTTGACCCTTATGAGCATTAATTAGTTTCTTCCTATATTCAGGATTTTTCCATCTTAATGTTGCTGCTTTACTAAAGTTAGACATTTTTGCCTTTCAATTTTTCCATCAATTCACATTCCTCTTTTGATATAATATTCAGTGTTCCCTGCTTATGTGCATATAGGATGAAATCTGCAAGGGTTTCATTGTATGGTAAGTTTAGACATTCTTCCCGTGTGTAGTTGCATTCAGTCATCAAAATTGATTTAATTGAATGTTCCACCGCGATTGGATTAACGCTAATGTCCGCGCCCGAATTGTTACAAACTTCGTAGTAGTAAGGTGGCGTGGTTCCGTTCTTTATGTATTGAACAAACAACTGAATTTCAATTTGTAAACTGAATAATTCGGTTGCTTCAATTTCTTCCACCGTTTTATTTACATACTCAACAAGGTTTTTCTGTAATTCCCCACTTCTTGTTTCTTCCATGAATTCGTCATAGGTGGTTGAACATACCAACACAGCGAATACCAATTCAGCAATTAAATCTCTGTCAGTTAATGTTTCATCAATTTTATCACGCATGAACATAGAATCTTCTTTCTTCAAAATCATTGCATGACCCAAAGAAAAGGGATACAATCGCAATCCCATGACAGGGGTTGTTAATTGCAATACTTGTTTGGTATAATCCTTGTAAGTATTCATATTGAAAAACTTACAAGTTTAATTATGGTAATGTGGACGTAGCAGTTACGAACTGGGTAATTTCCATATCGGCCTTTGCAAAGTCGTCATTCTTCCAAACTATACTTGGCGTTCCCGTTACTGCCCAATTGCCCGCTGCATCGGCTGAATGGGGATTTGTGAACGTTGCAGTATCTAAAATATTTGGTAGTGATATTGCACTACCAGACGATTGAAGTATGACCGAAATGGTTGCTACTTTTTTTCTTTTACTTGCAGAGATACCAAGAAACTTGTTAGATGCGTCAGTTACTTCTTTGATTTCTGCTTCCCTTTGGATTTTGAAATCAACTACTGAACCACTTAAAGTTGTCGTGGAAATTCCTGCACAACTGAATATTACGTTATTTGAGCTTAATAAATCACTCATATTATTTTTCCTTTATTGTTATTTTTCAAAAAGAAGTCCTAGAACAAATCACTTCAAACTTTTGGCTGGCCATCCAACCATCCGCTATTGGTGTTACTTCTAGACCATCTTCCACCATCGAATGATATTTAATATCAACCGAATTAAATGACATTGTTGTTTCAATGTCATCTACTGTTAAAAACGGGTTGAATACTAAATCACTTACCGTTTCAAAATCTGTTGCAGTTGTTCCTTCACCGTATAAATCAGTTACACGGATTGCTCGCGTTGTCAATTCCAACTGTGCTTTACATATTCCAAGTTTGTTATATGGATACATTGGTGTTTCATCAAAACACCTGATTACAATATTTGGATACTTTACCCCCTGTGTATCTGCTTGGTCGAATTGACCGTAAATATGCCATGTTGAGCCAGTCCAATTACTTGCCAATGAACTTAAAATTACTTTCTTTGCTGCATCAATTATTTTGTTTTGGACTAACATATCTCTTTATAAATAGTAAATTGATTACGAACGATTGAACTTATTTAGTTATTACTGAACTTGGATAGGTATATTATTCCTGATTTCAAAACATCCATATTATCCTTAGCATAACCAAGCATTGGATTACAATGATGACACAATAATCCTCTAATTCTATTTGTTGTATGGCAATGGGCAAAAGATAACGACTGTTTTTCTTCAGATTGATGTTTGCCACAAATTGCACAACAACCGTTTTGCGAATTAAATATCTTATTGTAATCTTCTAATGTAATTCCATAATTATATTTCAAATTATGGTTACGGTCATAATCAGGATTATTCTTTCTGTATTCTCTAGCATTCCTATTATATCTTTCCCTATGGCACGCATATTTTTCTTTATGATATTTATTAAGTTCCTTTACTTTTTCAGGGTTATCCTTACGCCATTCTTTTGCCCGTTGTGAATATTCTTCTTTATGGGCCAAATAGTATGCTCTTTTATATTCTTTACTTTGCATTGTTATGACCTATTAAATTTATCGGCGGGAATTCCAAGTTTTTTTTCCAAGTACGCAACCATATCAGAGTTAATCTTGGTGACACCCGCGTCTGCTCCTTGTTGTTTTAGTTGTTCAACAAAACTTTTGTTGCCTGAACCCTCAACGTCATTCCAAAATGACCCTTCATAAGTGCTACCTGTTTTTCTTACTGGTTCTGCTCCGCCGTAAGTTGACCGTGTGACACCTGATATGGATGCGAATGCCTTACCAACTTTTCTTAACAATATTTTTATTCCCGGCAAATAACCGGCTTTCACAAATGCTATATGTGAAGTTCTTTTACCTTTTAATTTCTGCACTTCTGCTTCCAAGTCAAATATATCTTCACCACTTGCTTCTTTCTCTTTAATAACAATCATTTCGGCAACTGAACGATTCGGGTATTTTGATGACCTTTCATTCAGGGATGCGACTATGGTTGATTTGTTAGCCTTTGGTGTTTGTTTTAATGATTCACGGCAACCATCGTACAATTTAAAATTTATAGCGTCCTCTGTTGTCTTTGAAGTTTCGTTCAAATACAAATTGAGATTGCGTTGAAACGTCGCGTCATCTACATGGACACTTATCATAAATTATTATCCTACTCCGGGAGCCTCACAGACATAAATCCAATAAACATTATGAACTGGTTTTTTTATCTGTTTCACCAGCATAGAGTAGCCTTGATAAGTTATGTAATCATGCAACTCCGGGTAAATATTCGGGGTGAATTGGTTCAATCTGACATTCATCCTAAAATCTGTATTCTCATCAAAGACGGGAGTAGAGTTTTTAATTGCGTCGTTTAATGTATTCGGGATACAAGCAAACGTTTCAGTTTTCCAAAGAAAAGTTGGATTACCCAAAGTATTTTCCATTTGAATTATTCCGTTCAATATGAAATCTGTTAAAGCCATGATATTATATTTCTTAAAAGAAATGGAGTAAGCAGGTTTTATCCTACCTACTCCATTATTGTTTAGTAAATTATTTATTCTGTTAAGCCGTGACACTCCATCTTGCTGCACTGCCTGCTCTACCACGGGCAACACCTTCAATAAGATGAGCACGTCCACGAATAATACCGCCAACAGCATCTTCAAGCAAATCTACTGCGATTGTAAGTCCTGTTGGTTCATCTACAATCAAAGTACGATTGTATCCGTTTAACACAGGTGGAAGACGGAGTGCGATTGCAACTGCGTCTGGTGTTGCGAAATATACATAAGTATTGTCTGTAAGTTTTGGCACTCTACGAACAGTAGCGTCACCATACTGGAATGCGTCTCCGCCTTTGGAAACTATATCCCACATACCGTAACCACTTGATTTAGCATCGGCTTGCATTTGTGAATAATTTGCTGTTGGGCAAAACATGGAAATTTCCCCTTGTGAACCTGAGAAAATCAATACGTTTGAACCGGATTGAATTAGTCCGAATTTGACAGCGGAGCCACTGATTGCTCCAACTGTCCCACAATTAAGTGCAAGGGCAGCGTAAGCTTTCTTTTCTACTTCATCCAAAACAGAATTGACTGCGGATTCCATTCTACTAACAAGGAAATCTTGTGTATAAGTGCCGGATTCCAATGGTGATAAGAAAAATTCTTTATACAGCGGCTCTTCTAACGTAACATCAACTGACGAAACTGTTTCGGTTGCGGCAGTATAAAGGTTTGTTGAATTCCATTGTGAAGCACTTGTGGTTGATTGATAAGGGACGTTTACTACGTTTCCTTTACCTTGAATTGCAGCGGAAAAGTCCGAAGCAAATGTTGACAGACGTTGGCAGCGTTGACGGAGCGCAGGCATAAATTGGTCTGTGGTTATAACACCGTATGATGGTAATGTATTACCCATATATTATATCTTTCCTTTAAATTGTTTTTTGTTTAATTGTTTCTTTTCTTTCAAAATTTCTTTGTTGTTTTGAAGAAAATATACTGACATTTCGTTTGGACTAAGTTTAGCCAAAGCATCCAAGTGTGGAGTTTTAGCCGTGTTGTCCGGTTGAACGTCAATAATTACATTAGTTCCTTGTGAGGCAACCAATGCAATTGATTCTGCCACTACTGACTCTTTCGTGGCGGAAATTTGTTTTTGTGAATCTTCTTTTACCTTTACCAACTCTTTGTCTTTGTCGGCTAATTTGGTTTCGTATTCACTTTTGAGGGTGTCCAATTCTTTCTTATGGGCATCCTTCATTTGTTCGGCAGTCTGAGCCGACTCAATAAATTCTTTGTTTGTCTTTTCAAACTCTTGAAGTTTCAAAAGTTGTGTGTCCCTGTCGGCAGTCATATCAACCAATCCTTTTTTCAGGCGGTCAATCTCTGCGTTTGCTTTTACTAGATTTAAAAAAATCATACGATTGTTCTTTCTATAATTAGTTCTGACTTTCGGAAAGAAGCTGAATAAATTGCTCCAGACCGTTAATTGTTCCATCTGTCAAATTGGTTCCCAGTTCAATTGCTTCTCTACCGTAGAATGGTTGGCCCTGCATGAATTCATCCTTAACTGCACCACGATTGGTTATAACCATTGATTTGAATTCGTTGTTCATTGTGATTATATCATCAAGTATCTTGACTTTTTGTTCATTATTAAGAGCAATGAATTCGGAGCCGATTGTTTTTTCTGTTCCACCCTGAAACGTAGTTACGATTATTCCCATATCTGGCAAAGTGCTTTCGGTAACTCCGTTTGAACCACTTAAAGATAATGGACTAGCTCCTATAACCGTTACACATTCGCAGTAAGTTCCAATTGAGCCGATTAAGGATGAAGGAGAGGCGATTATATTGGTGCAATTACTGGCAATCTCATACGCCATTGAACACATATAACCCGAAGTGTAAGCATAAATTGGTTTGATGGTTGATAATTGTTTAATTAGTTCACAAGTTTCTGCTCCGTGCATTGTATAACCACCACCCGAATCAAAGTTAATTACTACTTTGTTTACAGATTCGTCACTAATAGCCAGTTGCAAATCTTCACAGAAATCTTGTAATGAAATCAGGTCATAATATTTTTCTTCTTCCTCTGAACATTTATTGATTGTGAAACCACAGAAATCTAAAATAGCAATGTCACCGGATTTAACGTAAGGAACATCTGCAACGGTGGCGGGAATAAGGTCATCCATAAAATCAGCCTTGATAGCAGATTCAATCTTTGTCTTAAACGCATTGTAATAATCCGGCGTTGCCAATATTGGCTTACCTTTATTGGCGTTATATTGTGCAATTAAATTAGTTGAGATATTCATAAATTAATTATTGGATAGTGTTGCAGTTCCGTCTTGGTTGTTATCTGGTATAATTGGTTCAGGTGGTTGTGTAGTAGTGATTATACTTATATCGCGTTTGCTTAACCATTCTCTTGCTTCTCTTTCTTCTGGTGTTACATTTTTATAGTCATTTGCAAGTTTCTTTGCTCTATCGAATAAATCTCTTGTCTCTTTGTCTCCTTGTTCACTGACAACTAACCAATCAGTTCCACGCTTCGCACATATTTCTTCTTTGGTGCTAATACCAAGTTTCAATGATTCAATTTGCGCTGCGTTGTCATACCCCGTGTCGCAAGTAATCAATGCCGGTTTTGAGAACGTCCAATGCATAAAAGTTTTGTTATCCGTCATTGGCACTAATCCCAGTTGCATTGCAGTTGCTAACCCATATTGAGTTATCGCTTTTGCTCTGCGTTCCAAAAGCCGTTGACGATATACAACCAATTTGCGGGCTTGGTCTTGAATGGTTCTTACACTTGTTCCATTCAAACGACTCGGAGTGATTAGTTCAATAAACCATCCTATTGAAGCAACTGCTTCACTTGAAATTCTAAAAAGAAATTGCTCAACATTCGGGCTGGGTCTGTCAAAATTAAATGGTTGAATATCTGAACCATCCAAGGACGAAATGAATTCAGTTGCACCTGCATTGACCGATTCAAAAAATACCTTGCTTTGGCTTTGACCGGGAACTGCAACCGATGTTGCTGGTTTGGCTGTCTCTACTCCAAATATTCTTTTGCCTTTGGGAGCAACACCCTTGCTATTCTTGTGAATAATACCTTTACGGGAAAAGTTCTTAACAGTTATTTTCAGTAAATCGTTTATGTCCCTAATATCCATCAATGTTGTAACCGCATTGGCAATCTTACTTACACCGTGGACGGCTCCATCCCACATTGCTTCAAAGCAATAATGACAATTAAACAAAGAAATATACTGGTCGTCATCCTTGGTTGGACCAAGAATACATAATGCAATCGGCATATTATCATTATTAAAAACAACACCGTCATAGATTTTGTATCCATTATAAGAGCCTTTAGCCGATACTATTGTTTCACCATCCCTGCTTCCTATAAGGTCTGTTGGTATAAGTTGGATTCGTGGCAGTCCTGATTTAGTATTTCTGTAAAGCATCAAAGAACCACCGCAAACGTCACAATCTTTACCCGTTAAAAAAAGTGTGTCTTGAAATGAATAATTCTGGCCCTGCCAATTAACATTTGGGTAATAATCATTTATCAACCAATTTTCTGCCGCAATTACCCATTGTTTGTCTATATCTTCTTTTCCTTTTCTTATATCACCGGCAAAGTTTGGTTGCCACGCGTCACCTACGCACACTTGGTTCTTATTAACTATTGCGGCGGATACAATCGGCATTTTTGCAAACAAGTCCCTGCCTAATCTTATCTGTTCCCGTCTTTCGTAAGGTAGAATTATTTTTTCAGGAGTAGGATTGATACTATACCAAGTCGGCATGTACCGGGTGTAATCTGTCGAAGGAGTCGCAAGCAATGATTGTTTAACATTTGGTTTACTTACCAAACTTTTTCTTTTATTTTTTGAACCAAGTCTGCGACCCATATTGTTTATATTCCTATTAAATTGTCATTGAGAAGTCCGGCGTTAATTCTGTAATTAAATTACCGTTGTATTCATCCCAGTAGAAATCAATCGCATCCACCAGTTCTTTTGTAGGGGCAGCAATTACACCTTTGATGGTTGTTCCTTCACTTGCAAACTCTGTCAGTTGAACACCGGCCAGCATATCGGCTTGCACCTTTTCTTGTAGTTGTTTTACAAAATCTGGTTTGTAGTAGAGTGGATTGATATACATATATTCTTTCCTTTATAATTAGTTGATAGTTTCGGTATTCGTTATATTTTCTTCTTCCTCTTTCACTTCACCAGCATCCAAACACCCATATAAATCCATACCCACCAAAATTTCTTTTTCACAATCCCAAAAGTGTGCAGGTGTATTCGGTTTATCCACATACTCAAAATCTGCGGTATTACCTTTTAACTTCCTTTGCAGGACAACTGCATTAAGATGGTCTGTATATTCTTGGGTAACATCTACTGCTTCCCATTTCTTGCCTTTACCATCCCTTAAAGTTTCAAGTATTTGTGAGTAACGAAATGAACTGAATGTAACGTGAGTTAATATCTTTCCTTCATCTTCTTCTCCATCGGCCAAAGCAACGGGATATTCCTTCGGTTCTGCATATCTATACCATTTATTATCGTCGTGTCTGAAACCCTTTGCGCCTGAACCTTTCAATGAGATATAACTTGTCCAAATTGTTTCACCGTCAATCTCCGCCCATCTTCCGTGTTTGACACACTCTGCATAAATCGTTTCCGTCTTGGTTCCGTTGCCTGAATCCACCAAGACAAACCTATAATCAATCTTGTGTCTGTCTCTGATTGCATCCAACTCATTCAAAGTGTTACAAGTTCCTTGTGCAATCAATCTGCTTTCACCCATTCTATTACACGCACGAACAACGTAATAAAAAAACGGTTCAGTTGCTTGGCAATCCACTCCCATAAATCTAAATGCTTCGGTTTCACCGAATGGTTTTGATATGTCATAACTACTCAATTTAATTTCGGTTCTTTGTCTCTTTACAAATCCATCCCAGAAATCAGCCAAGTCCGATTTGATGAAATCTTCCAAGTCATCCGTGTCACCAAAATAATCTTTCTTCTGGGTTGCTCCCAAAAATCGTGTAGTCAATTCTGCAAACGGTATTTTTACATTACAAAGATTTGTAAACCGAAAACTTTTAACAGTAGAATTATCACCACAAACTTTAATCCACTCTCCGTTATGCAATATATGTTCCCTGTTTTGTGGATTATCCGTTACTTGATATTTACACTCTTTACATTCCAATACTGATTGTTTGCTACACTCTTTCATTAGCCATCTGTTATTAGCATCCTTGGTTGAATTATTATTTGGCCAAACAATTCCATATCTTGAACCATCGGTCCTTTTACCTTGAAACTCAAAGCGTTGAAGTTTGTTGCATTTCGGGCAAGTCCATCCATACTCATATACTTCGCCTGAATAAAATTGCTCATACCAAGGACTGTCTTTTATTCCACCTTGGGAAAAGAACATACACTTACTAACACCCTTGTAATCATCCATTCTGCGTTTAGCATTTTTTATGATGGATGAACCTTTTACTTTTTCCACTTCATCCCAAAATATCCGGCCATAACCCAAACTATTAAATGTGTTTTCTTTTGGAGAAGTTACAATGACAGTGGAATGCAGAAACTTAAACCTGCCTTCGGTGACAGCATACTTGCTATTTGTATCAATTAAATCTGCAACAGGTTTGCAACTCTTTAGCAGGGGAATCATTCGCAAGTCAGTAACTTGACCGGCCTTTTCTTCCGTTACTTGCAACCAAAGAATATCAATCGCAGCCGAAATTAAATCGTGCAGGAAACATATTTCAGCAATTAAAGTTTTACCACTTCTTGGCGGAGCCAAGATATTAACTTCACGGACAAACGGGTCTTGGTAAGCATCAAATATTTTCTTGAAATGTGGACTGATTGAAACGTCAAACGGGCCTTTGATGGTGTAACCTGAATACAGGGATACGTTATCTTTTGCCCATTCATATATGAGGCGGGCGTCACTTGGCTTGTATGCATTCCTGAATACGTCAATCAAGTCATTCTTAAAAGAATTATCTAAACTGGTTGTTACTTCATTCAATTATTTCTTAACTCCTTATTGTCGTGGTATTGAGCAATCATCTTACAAGCCAGAATAAATTGATTATAGGTAAGTTGTTGTTTCATAATATTTATAAACCCACAACAGAATACAATGTTTTCTTTGGTGTAACCCTTAGAATTATCCAATCTATCAAGTGAAATCGTAGTATATTTATTACACTCCAAAGTTAAGGCTAATCCTGTATAATGACATACCAAAGGCATTGATTGTAAATCTTTCAATTTTAATTCAAACGTATGTCCACGTATTTTGGCGTTTCCCTTCCAATGAATAAATCTACCATTTAACGTTTCCGCATATTTTTTATACATTTTTCGTCCTCTATTAGAATTATAATATTTATTCCTATATTTTTTTAATTGTTCCCTGTGAGATTGTCTATATTTGTCATAATATTCTTTATAGTATCTATAATGTGCTTTAGTATTCATATACTTATTTACTTACATTCCACTTCTCTTTTTCCAACGCATCCAAAAATAAATTACATATCTCGTCATTACTCTTTGATAATATTACACCCATTTCAGTCAGCGATTTTCCCAAAAGACGATGAGGCAATTCCTGTTCCTTTGAACGAACCATAATATTCCTTGAACCTTCAATACGTTTTAAGAAACTGATTACCTTATTTTTGTCTAATGTCTGTTCCTGTCTATCCCTCAAATCCATTTCGGCGATTAGTGCCTGTGCCCGTTCCTTTCGTTCTTTCCATTCACTCTTTGTTTTACTTTTGGGTGCATCGGGATTGGTTTCAAGGTATTCGTCTATCTTGTCTTTATTTTTGTTATACCAATCAAAAAATTTATTACCGTCGCGTGTTAAGTAATAACGACCAGTTGCCGGAAACAATGGGCAGTTGAGTTGTTTACATGCGTTGATTTCTTCTATTGGTAAGTTTACCAAACGGGCGAATGCAGAAGCACTACTACAATCGTTTAAGACAAGTTTTTTTTTATAGGCCATAGACGGATGGTTCCTTTGATTCAAGTTGCGTCAGGCGCAATCGTGGCGTTAATGCTGACTGGTTTAGGGAGAGTTGGTCTATATTCATTGAGCATTGTGCGCTTATTGACTGCGCTCGTAACC